GGTTCCGTTAAATGTCGCGTCAACGTTTGTAACGACGATAGTCGCGCCGACCTCGATCTCTGCTGGGGTTAAGAGAACGAGGACGGCGAAATTATCGACAAGCTGTTTTTGTACGACCGAGTAGGCGGCCATGATTGGGCCTCCTTTCGGGAGTTATGCTCGTTTAACGAATTTTGTCGCGTCGATCATCAAGGTAGCAAGGTACCCTCTGAAGGCCACGGTCCTTGAGAGCGTCGACGGGGTATCGATACTGATTGCCCCCTTGGCTTGCTCGAACACCTCAAAGCCGTCGGTATTGCCGACATAAACTTGGTTAACCAAATTGCGATCCACTACAAGGCGCAAGCCGAAAGCGGACGATTCAACCGAGCTTGGGTTCATTGAACCGAAAGCGTTCATCGGTCCTACTTGTGGGAACAATGGACGACCAGCGTCATCGGTCAAAGTTCCGAGCGCTTGGAAATAGTTCGGCGACACCATCAACGCATTAGGAAGGTTTCCGTTTGAGTTGGTGAGAATTTCGGTCGCGGCTTCGTAAACGAACGAGGCCCAGTCGGCAGCGCTTGTGTCGTCGGCGAGCGTAGCGGTCTGAGTGACGCCAGCTTGGAATTGCTGGCAAGCGTACGAATCAGTTTCATTCGCATAAATTCGGGCCATGTCGTCGAGCAAAAGCGAGAGGACCTCTGGCTGAGTCCAGTCGATTGAAGCTTCCGAAACGGAAACGTATCCGCCGAAAATTCGTTTTGTCACTTGCTCATCGCTGATAACAAAAGTTCCGTCGGTGATTGTTTGCGATTCGGTTTCTGGACCGCCGATTGAAGTATGGGTCGTGACCTTTGGGCGAATGAAAATCTTTCCGCCTTGTGGCATGGCCTTAGGGCCTACGGCATCGATCAGCGGGCGCAAGCCTCGGAAATTGTTGTACACAGGCTGGACGATCGGCAACGGGAGCACACCATCGAGCGAGCCGCCGAGCGTATTAACGTCTGGAGCGGCGGCCTGAATTTTTGCGTTCATTTCTGCCGCGACTGATCCGCCCTGCAAAAATGCCGAAATGTATTCGGCGGCGCTTGGCATTTTAAAAGCTTGTTTTGGTTGAGCGAAAAGCGGAGCGATTGTTGACGCTTCGATAACGGCTGGGGTTTCTACTGTTTCGGACATTTCGTTTTCTCCTTGTGAGTTCTCTATTTCATTTAACACTAGTTCGGTTTCGTTTTCGTGGATATCCTTATTTTTGGGGATACTGGCCGCGACTTGATTTATTACAGCTCCCGCCACGGCCCCATGAGGGACCATACTGAGCTCAAACCAGTCAGCTGACTGGATCTCCATTACGCCGTCTTTTGAGTAACGGAATTTAAGCGGATTGATTCCGACACTAACCGCGTCCAGTACCGAATCCATCGCCAGCACTAACGCCTCCGAAGCGAGAGTCGTTTCGGAAAGCTTGCCAGTAAAAAGAACCGAGTTCTCGACCTGAGTTCTCTCGGTCACAATTCCTACGGGCTGGCTTGAATCGTGATAAAGAAAAATTTTCGGGTTTGGTCCGTCGAGTGGAAGGGAGCCGTCTAAAAATTTGACGCGCGTTCCGTCGCTAACGGTTGCCTCTACGCCATAAACAACCGCGACTCCAGAAATGGATCGGCGCGGGAGTTCGCCTTGTGCGGCGTCAACGTGGAAGCTTTGCGGGGTTAATCGAATCATGATCGAATCCTAAACCTACTGGCGAGCCATTTCGGGGATTTCTTGTTCTGTATCTGGCGCGTCCATCGGTTCGATTTCCTCGACGTCTCCGCCCATGTAATCCTCGGCTAAAAATTCGGACGTATCGAATCGGACTTTTGTTCCGCGCGGGAGAACGTTATCGCTTGACAATGTTTCCGAAATACAATTCATGATCGGAAGGCACCCGAAAGTCACAAGATCAATACGAGACTGAGAGGCGTTCTGATATGAATACGACCCCGTAGATACGCCCACCAAATACGGAGGAACGCCCATCGCGCGTGAGAGGTCTTTCGCGCTGTAATCGGCGGAATCAATTAACAACATTCGATCGGGAGTCGCGCTTGTTTCCGTGTAGGTGAGTCCTTGTGAAATGACGGCCGTCTGGTTTGTCATGCGCGCGAGGTTGAATTGTGCGGCGAGTTGCTGGAGATCCTCGGCCGACATGGGTTCGCCTTCGGTAATTTTTAGGACGCCTGCGGGAATTGATGAGCTGGCGTTTCTGACGCGAGCTTCCTCAATGCGGAGAGCGGTTTCGATTGCGCGCTGGGACGTGTAAATCAAACCTTCGATCGGGCTCAAAAACTGGATTACGTCTCGGCTATCGAGAGGCATACCGTTAAATTGAATTTGATTTGATGGACCGTAAAAGACCCCGCCCTGCTGATCGAGGGTTTGGACCATATTGGAAGGTAGTCGCGTGAAGGCCGCGGGATAACCGTCTGATTTTGTTCTTTCGGTTACATACCAGAAAGCTCTTCCCGTGAACAGTAAATCGTCCGCGGTCCAGCTGAGAATGAAATTATTGGTCACGGATTTATCTAGACGCTGTACCCATGAGCGAGGCGCGAGGTCGATCTCTGCCATTTCGCGCTCAGATTCGGACCATACCTCGCGATACATTTCAAGCGAAAGGTTTCCGATTGTTCCACAAATTAGGTCGCGTGAACGTGTAACCGTCGGGAGGCTCATCGCGCGAGCGCGCGCTTCGGACGCTGAATAAGAAACAAAATTTCCAATAAGGGAAGCGCCGACGTTTGAACCTGCGGCGGCCATGACGACGGGAGCTTGAGGCGCTGTTTCTGTTTTGCGATTAAAGAATGGCATTTCTCAAGTATGTCACGGGAAGCGGCCGATCGGGACGATATCCGATCCCGACGAAAGGCAAGGTCAACCGACCAGCCGCCGACGAGATCTTAGTTCGGCATAACAAAAACTAGAGGCTTTGCGTTTGATGTAGGTCGCGCGACCATAGCGGCCGCCCAGATTAGGCAACGACAAAGCTCAATCGGTCCGCTTGATTTTTGCGAGCTTACGGCTATTGATCCTTGCGTTTTTACAAGAACCGCTCTTTGAACGTGTTCGGCGAGCATGGCTTCGCCCGTGTGTAGGACTCGGTTTTCTGAGATCATTTGTTTAACGACTGGCGTATATTTCAAAATTTCGCCATAGCCGACAACGACGCGACGACGCTCAAAAGCGGGCGGACAATGAACGTCAATCGTCGGACTAATTGCAAATTTCACGCTCGGATCTTTTGCCGCTTCGCCGATCTTTTGCCATAGCTCGGTCGTTGTTTCGGCCATAAATTCGACATGGCAAACGACGCGCCCATCGGTTAATGGAGCGGCGCGAACAGCAAAGAACCGCGATTCGTCTAGTGAACATTCGATCGCGATTACTCCGCCTTTTGGAATAGGTCCGTCGTGTAGCAACGTTGCCCACTTGCCGATCGGAATCCAGGACGCCGAGCTAGTGATCCAGAGGTTCATGCTTGCGCGAAGGTAACTAGAGCGATCTGGCCCGTCGCGTTCGGCGGCGATTGTCTCGGGACGGAGGGTTTTCCCGAGCGCGGGGTTTCCCCAGCCGAAAGCAGAGTCGGACATGGGATCTATTTCTGGCGGAGGGCTCCATTCCATAAACAAAAACGGGGACGGCTTTTTTTCGTCAATAAGGCGGAGTCCGTTTTCTCGGTGACGAATGAAAGCGGTCGAGGCTTCGGTTCCAGCTGTTGAGAACATCGCTAAAAGCGGGGATCGTCGCGCGCGCTGGGAAGGCGCTAAACCTAATTCGAGGGCCAGCTCAGAAACGTCGAACAGCTCGTCCACTATCGCGAGATCTACGCTCATTCCGTGACCGATTGAAGGTTTCGCCGCTTTCACAAACCAGCGCGAGCCGTCGGGCATAGTCGCCTGATAACGGCCATAACTCCAAATGATGTGAGCGCCGAAACGTTCCTCCAAAATCGGAGCGACCTCATCGAACAACAAACAAGCAAGATCGAGGCGGTGAGCTGTTGAGACGACCGTTTGTTTTTGTCCGCGAAGCTTCGGCATTTCGACAAGCCAGAAAAGGATTAGCGCCTGAATGATTGTCGTCTTGCCATTCTGACGAGCGACCGAACAAACACTAGAACGATGAACGAGATCTAATTGTCCGTCGTCTGCTGGAGCAAAACTAAGCACTCGATCTAAATAGTGACGTTGCCATGCCATGAGATCAAAGCCGAGAAACTCTAAAGCCATGTCCCCCACAATCGCGCCCCACGATCCCGTCGAATCTGGGCTAATCGTTTCCAATCGGGGAAGGTCGCGGCCAGTCGTCGCCAGTTCTGGCCAGTCTTGACTGTTCTTGATAAAGAGTTGACTGGGGCTCGGGGTCGTTAAACCGCTATCCAAAAAACGAACATTCGTTCGCTCGTCATTGACCGCGGCGTTTCGTGCTTGGATCCTTTGCGTGTCGCGCGTGTTTTTGAATGTTGCTCCGCGTGAGCTATTGCATGGTTTACAGCTTGGGATCATGTTGTCTAGCGATGAGTCACCTCCCGCCGCGATCTCAAGTAAGTGATCGGCGGTTGTTGCTTTTCTTTTTCGGCACCAATGGCAGATCGGTTCGTCTCTGAGTATGAGCTGGCGGTTTCGTTTGTATGTTGCCGAGTCGTATTCGCTGGGTTTGCGTGTCATGCTCCCGCGCCTTCGGCTTGGGCTAGCGCGGCGCTTGCGCGCCTTGCTGTTGTTGTTTGTTTGTTGTTTGTCATGTCGGGCTCGACTCTCGCGTGTTGTTTGTTATTAATGTTTAGTTTAGTTGTGTGATGAAATGAGGTTAATGTTCCGCCCTCGGGGTAGCCCTAACCCGATCCCTATTTCATTAACCTACGCCCGATTATGTTTACGGGCCGCCTCGACGCTTTGCCCGTCTCATTTCGTGAAGCATGATTCGGAGCGCGTCGATCTACCCTCGTTACCGAGTGTCACCAACTGCCGAGCGAATGGCTTAGGTCTTGAGTGCTGGCTCCGACTGGAGGTCGTTACTTAGCGGAAGGTCCGTTATCCGTACCAGCGTTATGAAGTTTTAAAAGCTTTAAAAGTTTGAAAGAGTGTAGAGAATATATTCCATGTCCGAAGGTTTCCAAACGCTGTTAAACGTCGCGCTTACATCGAACGCCATTAGCCAGCGTTTTTGAAGCGGCGAAAGCTTTCCTTTCTCGGCTTTCAATTCGACCGCGAGGATCTTTCCGCTTACTGGGTGAACCATTAACAGATCGGGGAAACCCGCGTCGCCTTGTCCGTGAGTTGCCCATCGGCCGCGGCTGTTTTGTGCTGGGAGGTCATGATGAACAAGCCAGCCATAACGTCGCGCTATTGAGATAACAACGTTTTTAAACTCGGCTTCGCTCATGTTGTCGCGCGGTTTCATTACAGCGCTTCCGTCCAGACTTTCTCGGCCGTGTGCTTGATCGCCCATCGGACATAACGTTTCGATTCGTCTAACGATTCGGCTTCCATTTTGTTATGGATATCGACTAACCGTTCTAACGCGCTAATTAAACTTTCAAAATCCATCGGAGCCTCTCTATGACTTTGCTTGCTTCGTGTGATTTCAACAGCTCAAGAACCGCGTCGTCGCGTTCGGTTAATTCGTGAATCAAATTCAATAAACCGAGGTCGTCTATGTCGGCGTCGCTAGCCAGTTTTTTGATGTAGCCCAGCTGTTTCGGGGTAGCGAAAGCGCCTTTCGGCTCATGGACCAATGGCCCGCGAGGCGCGTTTGGAGCCTCTGAGACGCGCGTTTGGCGTTCCTGTGGGCCTCTGTTCACTTTTTCCATTTCCTCACGGCTAGGACGGTCGCCTCTAGTTCCTAGTGGGCTGTTACTAATCATGCGTCCGATTGAGGACGTTTCTCCGTTTTCGACATGGCTGACCTTATTGACTGGCGACGATCCGCGGACCTCCTCGGCGTAGCCCGTGGCGATGAGCTTCCCGTCGTTGTTGTAACCCTCCGCGCGAAACAAAACAAGATCCCCGTCGTAATAGTGGATAGACGTCAAGATCTGGCCGTCTGGATATGCGGCCCACCATCGGACCAAACGCTCCGCTACCGTCTCGTAATTGTTTAAATCGAATCCCATTAAATGCCTAGTTTCTGTAAAAGGTCGCGGCCGCTTTGCGTGATTCGGTTGACGCGCTGTTGTTCGCCTGAGCGAGCTGGACGGGTTTCGCCAGTCGGTTCGATGTAACCCTCTTTGAGTAGGTCGCTCACTCTATGCCAATAGCAACAGCCAGCCTTGCTAGCGAGGCCCGTAGCGATCCCAGCTTCGTCGGCGGTCATGTCACGATGTGAACGATAAGCGCTTAACAGTCGGATCTTTTGGGAGCTTGTGCGCGGAAGCGCCGATTTAGCCGCTTTGTGTGATGTTGTCGGATCCGTGTTCCTAACCATAGGCAACGGTTTAACGACCTCTCGATATCCGCCTAAACCTCGGCTTGGCTGGAATAGTTCGAATTGTGTGTCGGGATCTGTTTTCATTAATGCGCTCCTAACGCCTTGATTACTTTGTCGAGTAGTGAAACCTCCCAGACTGGGACGGGATCTTGGAGAATAAATTCGGTTTGTAAACGTTTGACGTCTCGAATGAGTGAAGCGTGAGGGTTTTTCTGGACGGCCAAAATCTCGTCCATTAGGCCCATGATCGCTTTCTGATGGAGAATCATCGCGCGAGTTTCCTCGCTGATTTCGCCTTGATTAAATGCTACGCCTTCGCTCACTTTACGCTCCATGGTCCCCAGCCGAAACCGTAACGATCTAGGCCGTAATTGTAAATTTCTAATCCAGCTCGGAGATTAGTTTGAGCCTGTAACAGATCTGACTTTTTAGTGATGATCCCGCGCTCAATAAGCCACGGAGTCCAAAAGCCGTTTATTTGCATTAGGCCGCGCGATCCTCCGTTTGGATCTTTGCGATTTACAGCTGACGGATTACAACGGGACTCGCGGTAAATGATTGATTCGAGAACGGTTCTTTGATCTAGTGGCCAGCCGATGTTTACGGCCAGCGCCGAGAATTGTTCGCAAGCCGACGAATAGGGATCGATGAACAGCGTCGAGCTTGTCGTCGTTGTCGGTTCGATGATGTATTCGGCCGCGCTGATCGTTGTCGGCGTTACCGCTGGCGCGTCTGTTGTTCCTGGAATGATCGTTATTCCGAACAGCGCCAGAATGAACGATCCGATAATGATGAACGGGTTAGACATTATTTTTTCTCCAATGGATAGGGAATTCCCCACGACGAGGAAAGTGTTCTAAATGCAATTTGGCCCATGAGGTAATCGCCCGATTCGGAGTCGGTAAAAATTTGAACGAGAATCTCTTGTCCGTTTTCCATGGTCCCCATGTAAACGGAGTAGTTGACGATTTGATGTTCGCTCATGTTGTTTAGCCTTCCGTCGGTAAATCCGACCTTAGTCAAGGCTCTAGGGTTTTTGTGGGATTTCCCCGAAAACCTTTAAAAACGCGGCTTTAACCCAGATCACCGAGTCCGCGGCTTGAGGCGAGATTTCGAAATGAATCCACGTTCCCGAAGGCGCTCCGCTGATTGTGTGCTTTGTGTATTTTTCCCAGCTTTGACGATCACATCGCCAGCCTCTCCCGAATGGTTTCGGCGCGTAATCGAGCGCGGCCTGTAAACCGAGCTCGTTAGCGTGTTCGATCACTTTGTTTAAAAACTCGACCGCGCCTTTGCGATTGGCGTTTGGGTGCTTGTCGGTTTTGAGAAAGCTGAGATCGACTGCTCTCCCCGTGGCGTGAACGGAAAGCGAGCCGACCTTTCCTTTCATGTCCCGAATCGCGTAGCTCCCATTATTCCAGAGCGCGCCTTTTGAATGGTAAATCGCTTGACGAATCCATTCGTCCATTCCCGCGCGGGGTTTAGGTGATGGACCGTCGGCGTTTCCGATGTAGTCGCGAGCGTTTGGGACGCCCGCTTTAGCTTTGATGTACCCCACGACCGAACGATGGATCTTTAGGGTTTAGCCAGCGAAGCAAAGGCGGAACGATTGCGGCAATTCCAGCGTTAACAAGTAGGCGCGGATCGGTAACGCCTGACATATACAAAGCGAGAACGGTTCCGATAAACGAGCGCGCATAAGACGCGATCATCGCTTTATCTTTTGGTTTCATTTGTGGCCCTCCAAATGTTGATCGACTTTTGTTTCGATTCGGTTTAGTGAGTCTCGGACGATTCCGTGATCGGATCTGTTTTCTTTAATGATTTTATTGAGCAATATCCCGACCAAACCGAAACCGCCACCGATAAGAGAAACCAACACACCAGAATCCACGTCATTAGTCCGCGATGATTGGTTCGCTAAAGTCTTTAGTTACTGGATCGTAAACGTAACCAATTCCCGCATAGGTTTTATCTGGACGGTCGATAAACGTTTCTACCCATTCGCCTTGATAACGGTCTGGGTTTTCGTCTAAAAATTCGCGCGTAACAACATGAACAGCGGTAACAATGTTGTTTTCAATTTGTGCAAAAAATGTTCTTTGTCCGCTCATGATTTAAACCTCACAAAAACAGCACCAGCGGCGCCGCTACCTCCCGACGCTCCGTTTGTCCCTCCACCGCCTGCTCCGTAGTTAACGCCGTTGTTTCCTGTTCCGCTTGTTTTTCCAGCGACTCCACCGTTCCCAGCTGTTCCGCCTGTTCCAGATCCTCCGCCGCCGCCTCCCGCGCTTGCGTAATAGGTCGCGCCTGTTATCCACGTTGAAATATCAAAACCATTTCCGCCGCTTCCGCCAGTCGTTCCCGATCCATCGCCGCCGACTCCGCCAGCTCCACCGCCGCCGCCCGAACAGTTTTGACCAGTACTTAAAGCCGAAGCCACATAACCGCCTCGGTTTCCTTTCCAGCCTTGCGTCAAAAATCTGAAAACGCTAGCCGTCGAAGGGTCATTAAAACTAACACCGCCGCCGCTGGCGCCTGATTGATAAGCCACTCGGAGCGTGTTATTAACTCCGCTTGAATATCCAGCTCCGCCGCCTCCGCCGATCGCGGTTATTAAATTTGTGTCGATGGTGCTCGGTAGTCCGTAAGCTTGACCAAAAGTTGATCCTGCTCCGCCAGCTCCAACATCGACCGCATAAGTTCCAGCTGGAATATAAATCGTCAACGTTTTATCAATTCCTACAATGTCACCGCCGCCTCCGCCGCCGCCCGTTCTGCCGCCTGCGTCTCCGCCTGTACCGCCGCCGCCGCCGCCAATAGCCAAAATATCAAATAATCCGCTTTTAGAAACAACCAAATTGTTATCGCTTGTAAAAGATAAAAGCGTGTAATTAGTTCCGCTGACCGTAATTGACGAGCTAGATCCGCCAGACGCGGTTCCGTAACTTACCCCACCATAGGGAAAAAATATAGAGGCTGACGCCGACGTGAAATAAAGTGTGCCGCCTCCCCACTGCGCCAAAGCTAACGAGCCTGAGGTCGTAACGGTCGCGGTTCCCGCGGTTACGGTACAAGTTCCCGTCCCGATGTTAATTATTTGCAAAGTGTCCGACGCATTAAATAGCGACGTATTGACCGTAATTGTCGTCGCGCTTGCTGAGTTCATAACGACGCGGGTTCCTTTGTCCGCGGCCGTTAGAACATAGCTCGCGGTTTTGGTTGAAACGGTCCAGTTGTAATCGTTCGCTTGGAGTGCGTCCATTTGCGAAGCGGTCAGAATTTGGAGCGCTGTAAAATCTTGAATCGCCATAATTTGATCCTAGATCACCCGAGGACGTTTAGCGCGTCTATCTGGCCGTACTGCGGCGAATCCAAAACCAGCTCATAGACGATCGTCGTCGGCGCTGTAAAGAACGTGACGCGATGGCCGTTTATAACGTTGATTTGGTGCTGTACGCCTTCGACCGATAACTCTTGAGCGAATTCGGTAGAGCTGGCGCCTTGCTGGATTGATTTTTGGATTGTGATCGTGTCGCCAATATCTACGACCGCGGCGAGGTCGCGCTGAGCTTCGGTCAGAGAAACGAAAGAAACCGAGACGTTTGTGAACCGAGGTTCGGGGTTCGGCGTCAATAAATACTCGGCGAGCGTTAAAGCGGCCGCGTCGTTATGGAGTAGCGAACCGCTGATCGAGGTCGTCTGGATTAAATACTCGGCTTGAGAGGCGAGGTCCTCGGCTACTTGTGGGCTAGTCGCGCCTAAATGCTGGACGGACGCGCGGTTTACGACTTGATCGGCGTCGAAGGCGATTCCTACTTGATCGTAGCCAGCTGTTCCTGGCGCTCCGTTGTCGTGAAAGTCGATAACGGGAGCGGAAAGCGTGTTTCCGATTCGAGGCTGGAAAGTAAAATTCCCGTTTCGGTCTATAAAAATTCGGCCTTGTTCGGCTTGCTGGATTTGTGCCGCATAGTTAGCGACTGAGGTTCCAGCTGGGACCGTGTATTGGCTGGCTCCTCCGAGCGTTACGGTTCCCGTCGTAATGTTTCGCTGTAATAGCGGGAAATCTACCTCGGGCAAATTGAGTAGATCTGTGACGCGATCCGATGAAAGCTGTTCGGAAACGTTCCATTCGGCTAGATAGGTCTGGGCCAGAATATAAAACTCGTCCGCGCAATTAACAGAAACGCGGTCAAGGTTTCCTAGTTCAAAGCTGTACGAGTAGCTAGTAATAAAGCCTTTAAAAAGGACCTCGTTTTCTCTGCTGAGGATCACGCGGCGAAGCGGAGCGAGTCCCGCTTGATTGTTGTCTGGGTCAAAATATGGCCCTTGATCGTCGAACGGATTAAAAATTCCCGTCGTGTCCAACAGCTCAAAGGACATAGTTCCCGCGACGATCCCTTGATCGCCAATATCGCGTCGGCCTCGAAATACAGAAATTGAGGTTGCTCCGTCAATTACCGAAGCGTAAGACGTGGAAGGTCCGAGGACGTTTTGATCTAGCACTCCGCGATCTGGATCGTCTAATCGAAATGAGGCGTAATCGAAGCCTGTATCGATTAAAAGGTCATAATCTCCAGATTGGACGATCGGCGTCAACATTAGGAAACCTGTATCGAAGCTGGACCGTTTGTTCGGTTAAATGCGCGAATCGCGTTAACGACCGCTTGACCTACCTCGGCACTAGACGCGAGTCCTCCCGTAACGTTGACGTTGTAATTTGTCGCTCCGCGCGCCGCCATGTGTTCGGCGATACTTGCGGAACGGTCAACGGGAACCGATGAAGGGTTAAGGGTCGCGACCGTGTTAGAGAATTTCGCTCCGATTCCCTTAATGTCCGCGAGTTTAAGGTTTGGGTTTTTGAGTAGTTTTTCGGCTTGCTGGACGGCCGCGCGGACACCTTCCAAATAACGCTCGCCTTGTGTAACGCCTGCCGCATAGAAACGATCCGCGGCCAATATGCCGAGCGCGTCGGCGGTCATGTTGAGATCCTCAACGAGTTTGTTAATACCGTTCGGGCCTGTTATGGCGTCCGATCCGCCTTGAATGAGTTCGGTCGCGAGCGCGCTTCCTGCGTCTTGTCCAGCTTCGAGAACGTTTCGGAGAGCTTCCTCCGAGAGTCCCATCGCTAAGAGTTGCTCTACTTGTTTTCCAAAATTTTTAGCGCCTGCGGCCTGCTGATTGAGCTGGGCAAGGATTGACGTTCCCGCCTCTTTCGCGGCGTCTGCCGCTTCCGAAACAGAAAATTCGCCAGTCAATGAATCGGAAACAGTCGCGGAAAATTCCTCGTAAGCTTTGCGCGCTTTATCAAGACGATCGGAAGCGTCCTCTAATGCTTTAGTGAATTGATCGGCAAGTTCTTTCCGAGCGGCCTCGAGTTTTTGTTTCATCGAATCAATGGCTCCGCCAGTTGCTTCGACTTTCTTTTGTTGTTCCTCCCAATAGCCCGCTGGAGGCATAGGGCCGATGAATCCTTGTTCGGGTCCCGTAGCGAGCTGATTCTGTACGCCCTTAATTTTTGTGACGTAGAGAGCAAGCGCGGCGGCGGCAGCGGCGGCGGCCGCAATACCGACAACCGTCGAAACCTGAACGGCTGTAAACGATGTAGCGAGCAACCAGTTAACGCCCTGAGTTAACATCGCGGCGGCTCGATAAGCCTTAAAAGCGATGTTTACGCCGATAACCGCGGTCGCTATGGCTCCGATCGCTGTTCCGATTCCGATAATGAGGCCCGTATTATTTGACGCCCAGTTCGCAAGGTTCGTTAAAAATCCGATGAATTTGGTCGCTACTGGTAAAAGCGCGGTTCCGATGGATTCTTTTAGTTCGTCCATCGCGATCCCGAATTTTTTAAATTGTCCTTGAGCTGAGTTCGCCGCGGTAACGGAAGCGCCTCCGAACGTGTCGGCGAGCTGGCTCATTACTTGATCGGCGGAAGCTCCGTTTTTTACCAGCTGATAAAGCTCTGGCGATAGTTGTTTGATCGCTTTAGTGTTGCCTCCATAGGCTTTAGATACCGCGTCGGAAACCTCGGCGACTCCCTTTCCTGTTGCCGCGCTCACGTCGAGCACCGTCTGGAGGGCCGCTTGAGCTGTTCCTAGATCTCCCGTTCCTCTGACCAGATTCGCTAGAGCTGGACGAAGCTCATCATCGGCCACGGCCGCCGACATAGAAAGCGAGGAAATAAAATCCTCGTTTGCTTTAATTTGTTTATCGGTCGCGCCTGTTGTCGCTTGAAGCTGGCGCGCGAGTTGAGCTTGTGCGGCTTGATCCTCGGCGGCCGCTTTAGCGGTAACGACTAATCCAGCGGTTAATCCTGCGATCGCCGCGGTAGCTGGGAGCGCTGATTTCTGAATTAGATAGTTTGCTTTTGCGCCAGCGCCTTCAAGTTTTTTAAAATCGGCGACCGCGCGTTCGAGTCCTTTCGGATTCCACTCGGAGACGATGGGGACGGAAATAGCCATTATTTACCGATCCGATCGGCGCGCGTATTGATTGCATATTCCATGTCCACGATCGCGTCTTTTACCCCGTCCTCGACGACGCGAATTTTGCTCTCTACTGATTTCCACATAACGCGCGACGCTCCTCCTCGGTCCTTTTGTAGTTTACGAATAAGCGCGACGCCAGACGGGGAATTCCCCGATCCTTTGCGTCCTGCCATGTCGTAAATGGAACCGCCAGCGGAACCGAGGACGAGGCGCAAGAGAGGAAACGTGTTCGCGTTTTTATCTCTTGTTTTGACTTTAAACGTGACTTTGATTGAACGTCTAACCTTTTTCGCGTCATATCCGAGGCGTCCCGTAGCTTTCCAGCCGCCGCCGCGTTTGCGGGTTTTTTCGGAAACCGTCACGGGCTGATCTGGGATTAACGATCGGGCCTCTTGGAGAATTGGTTCGGCCGCGAGTTTCATTTTTGCGATCGTGGCTTTACGAAGCTCGGGGTCTATTTGCTTTAGAACCTTTAGCATTTCGGGAACGCCGTAAACCTCAATTCGAGCCAAATCTTTCATTTGAGGATTCCACGAGCTAGCCATTATTTACCTTTTCGGTTTGCTTTCTCTAAACAGTAAAACACTGTTTGGAGGTCCCGTGTGTCGAAAGTGTCAGAATAAAAAGCGGGAGCCCACCCCGTCGCGACTAACAGCTCGGCTAGTTGCCGTCGATAGCCGCGTCCGTAGGGTTTGGGTCCGTTTTATCCTCCGACGTAATCGTGAGATCTGGGTTTTGTTGTAGCCATTCGCGCCATGTTTTCGGAACCTTGTCGCCTCTAACGCTGAGGATCGTATGAGCCCAGCAAGCAAGCTCAGAAATTCCGAGGCCGCGTCCGTCTGACGCGCGACGGTTTTCTAAACGTTCCCATTCGCTAATTACAAAAAGATTCGTAAAAAGGATTTCGGGTTCTTTGCCGTTGCCGTAATCGACGATGAGTTTAATTTTCATTTTCTGCTCCTATGTGTCGGGCCGAGGAACGGCCAGATTATGAAATGTCGATCGTGAGTTGTCCTTGAACGAACGTTATATCGATCGTCTGAAGCTCTCCCAATGTTGCCGAGAGGACTGGTAGCTCGGCTAACAGCGTGTCGGAAAGTGTGAACCCTGGATTCGTAGGTGAGTTTGATCCGCTAGCTGGGGAAGCGATGATTTCGCATTTTGTCCCGACGAGCTGGCTTAAAACCTCATAGGTCGCGTTATCGCTGTAATCCATGTAAAGCGTTACGGTCGCCTCATGATTGCCGAGGCCCGCTTGACTCTCTCTTGCCGTCATTCCGAATGTCGTATCCTCGAGAGCGTCGTAGCGCTCAAGGACGCTGGCGGCGGTACAAAACCCCGTGAGATTTACGCCGCCGATTGTGATAACTGGGTTTGCTAAAAATGCCATGATTGACTCCTTTTTATTTAATCTAGTAGTTCGATGTAGCCATTATGGGGATTATCAGTTCATAGGCGGGAAGCGATGTTCCGCCGATGTCGATATTTGTTGGACGGCCAGAAAGAACCGCCACGTTTTTATCGATCAATTTCGCGACCATAGCCAAAAGCGAACGCTCGCCGTCAAGGTTCGCGGGTCCTAGCGTCATGATCTGGACGCTAAACGTCGCTTTAACAATCTTGTTATTAAAACACTCAATCGATGGGGAATTGATTAGCGCGCAAGGCGGAACGATGTTTCTCGGGTCGTTCACGACTTGGAGATTTAGGATCGTTTGAAGGGTAGTCGTTAACTCGTCTAAACCTTCGTTTAAAAAATCCGTGTAAACGGTCGGCGTTATAGGCATTAGGCGACCTGCGGACGGTCAATTCCCAACAGCTGACGAATGATCCCGTTTAATCCCGTGACTGGACTGACGCCCATATCTTGGAAGCTGGCGAAGGATTCGACCGATCCTCTGGCGCGGTACATCGCCGAGCCGTACATAATCGCGCCGAGCTTGACGTCTTGCGATGGAACGGTCGTCAACGAATCGACATAGCCCGACTCCATTCTCCGCCTCCAGCTAAATTGAGACGCGGCCGCCGCGCAAATTGTTAAATAGTTTGCGTCGGATTGGGTCGCGACGCCTATCCCTAAATAGTCGTAAAGATCCTGAGCGCTAACCCATGTACAGGTCTGGGTAATTGTCACGGTTCCCGACGCGGCTTGACGCTCCACGTCGTCGGCTGTTTTGGTGTAAAGAACCTGATTCGCGATCGGAACCAGCGGATCGAAAATTAAATCGCCGTATTGATCTACGCCTATAAACAGATATTCGGGAAGCGCGCGGACCGTATAGGTTCCGTTAAATGTCGCGTCAACGTTTGTAACGACGATAGTCGCGCCGACCTCGATCTCTGCTGGGGTTAAGAGAACGAGGACGGCGAAATTATCGACAAGCTGTTTTTGTACGACCGA